GTGCATCGTTTTGCTAATAATGTTTGATCCCACCCCTAGTTTGTGCCCGGCGGTGGGTGGGTGTGGTCGGTTATGTGCGTGGTGGTTGTGTGGTCATTGGTCGGTTTCCGCGTTTGCGGTTGCATGACCTATGTGCCGGTAGCAAAACGGATTGTGATCCTAATTCCGGGTGTATGTGATCGGCTTCCCACGGGTCGCCCGCCTTCGCCCCTCCCCACATAAATGACATTGTTGTGCGGTTGCGCGAACAATTTTTGCGCGACGTTTGTAGTCGCCCCCGTACAGGGTGGACTTCTTCACGCGTCGTCGTGACGATTCCGGTCCACGTTTCCGTTTTGGTTTGTGTTGTTCGCAGTACGATTCACGTGCCAGTTGTCCGCATGTCAAGCATGGGCGGTTGAACCCATAGGCGGGTGCCATAATATTTTTTCTTTTTTTGTTTCGATGGTCGATTAGTCGGTGGCGGGTGGTTTGAACAATGGGATGCCTTCGTGCCGATACCATTCCATGCGTTCGCGGATGTCGTCACGTGTTATCGCTTCCGATAACTGTTCCCGGTATTGTGCTGCAACGGTCAGCACTTGTTCTGCGTTATCCATCATGATTCCCTTCATCGATTTGTTCAACGTATTCCGCAACGTAATTTTCGCCAAAATGTTTTTGAATTACTTTGTCCGCGTCAATTGCCACGTCAATCAACGTTTCCAATGTGTCCATTTCGTAGTCGTCTAACCCGTGTTCTTCTTCCAATAGGTCACGGGCAAAATGGACAACCGCGTTGGAATTGGCAAGTTCCGCAACGTGCTTGTGATATTTCCACACTTCCAAATGGATGTCGTCGCGTGGTGTCCATGCGGTCGGTTTGTTGTCGGTCATAGTTTGAACACCGTTCCCGTATAGTCCACACCCTTTTCAAGGATCATGGTGGCAAGTCCGGGGACGGAATCTTCACCCGTCGTCAACCTGAACCATCCGGACCCGTTGTCCATTGTGGGAGCCATGATGAGGAATCGTGACGTGCCACGTGATGTTGACCCTAGTTCGGTAACACGCAGGTGATGGAAGTGCCCGTGAATCAAAATGTTTGCGTCCGCGACGGGTTGTTTGCCAAACGCTTGTTGACGCCACCATGTTGCCATCATGTCCGGTCGACGCGCTTGGTGTCCGTGAGCGATCCCTAGAATGTGGAACCCGTCATCGAATACGTCAACCGCTAATGATTCATCGTGTGGTTGTGGTTCAACGAATTTCCATCCAAACCCGGCTTCTTGTGACAATCGTGCAATTTGACGTCCGATGAACACGCCCCAATCGTCGGTCGGTTTCCCCACCGTTTTCCCGTTCATCCGGAATTGACAATGGTTTGAACCTACGGACGCATAGGTGATGTCAGGAACATGTTCGTGGACGCGTTTCATTGTTTGAAATGCCAACGTGGTCGCGACATCGACTTGTTCCATGATTGACAAATCGTTCGTCATCATTTGTTGTGCGCTATTAGCGTTGTAGAAGTTTTCAACCGTATCGCCCAAGTCGGCAAATATGACACGATCAGGTTTTTCGCGTTTGATTTGATCGACCAAACGATCCTGCATCAACGCCACACGTTCCAATAGCGAAACACTATTGCCCCGATAATCCACTTTCCCGACCTGCAAATCGGACCACATAATCACCAGGGCACGCGGTTGGGTTGTGACCGCCTTCGGTTTGCGAATTTTCTTTTGTGCTTCCGCTAACAACACCGGCAAATTGATGTCCGACGCTTTTTGACGGAACGTGAACCGGTACGACGTCAACCAAACCAATTCACCATCCTTTTGTTGTTGCCATCGTGACGTGCGTACGGGTGGAATGACATCGATTCCATCCGGGTCCAATCCGGCATCACGTAAGAATTCATCAAAATTTTCCGGTTCGTTGTCATATCCGGGTGTCGTCGCAGTTCCTTGCGATCCATCGAATTCAACACCGGGACGAAAGTTCGGTGGTGCGACAACCTTGTCCGCTGGCTTCAGGTTTTCAAGCATTGATCAACCTGCACGAACATTCTTTGTCGCGATGTTTTTTGATTGAAAAATTCGACACCCGCAATCCGCGTTTCGTCAACGCCTTTGACAACGGCAAATCTCCCCATGACGAATTGTCCAACGCTTCCGACAAAATATGTCGGTCATTATCGTCAAGTGATTCAATGATTGTCCGAACGATGCATGGCAACAATGTTTGTTCCAACTTCATATCTTCAAGCATTTTTGTTTCCTTCCTGATTTGAAATCAGTTTATAGCAATATTTCAATTGGCAACTTTGAATCATGTTCCGGCGTGTTCAATTCCGTCACTTCAATCATCACACCGGTTTCACTTGTGTCCGCATAATGCTTTGTCGCAATCAATTCGACCACCTGACTATCGTCGCCCCACACGCCCGCATCCGACAATGCGTCCGCGACGCCGCGACACAACTTGTCCAAATCGGGTGGCACAATCGGAAACGGTCGTTTTCGTTTGCTGATCGACGATGGTCGCTCCAAATAGAAACTGACAATCAATCGTGCGGGACCGTGAATGGTGTCCCACGATGTCATTGTGGTTTCGTAGATTGCAAATTCCGTGACCGCCTTACGCCATGCGGGAAGGTACTTTGACGCTTCGATGAATCGTCCATGACCGACCGAACGTTTCGATCCTTGCGGCGCCGGTCGACCGGGCACGAAGAATTTGACCACGCTTCAGTTTAGCGGGATTGACGCCTAAACGACATGATGAACGAAATCGTCAACAATGCGGTTGCAATCCATCCAATTGTCCCGGTGATTGGTTCCGCCTGATATGAAAGAACCGCTAGCAACGCAATCATGACCGTTGCGACGATCCGTGAACCGGTTGCCATTAGAAAGGTGCGCTTTCATTGATTGGGACCGGTGTGACGTCCCACACGGCGTTCACGGCGGCGTGACCGACTTTGTCTTCATTCTTGGACCCTTTGGGAACCAACTTGATTTCTTCGGCACGGACTTCCAATTTCACCCCTTTTGTGCCGTCACGTTTGTCATACCGTTTCGTTTTCATGCGACCGGTGATTGAAACCCGTTGATCCTTTTCGAAACCCGGATCACCAATTACGGAAAAATAATCTTTCCCGGCGACTTCCCAATCGCCTTGATGTCCCTTCGTGAATTGTGTGTGCGCCACGTCGTAGACGGTGCCCCAATCGAACGCCTTCACTTCGTTGATGAATCCTTCGAACTGAATTTGAATTGCCATGATGTTCCTTCCGTGAACGTTATCGATTCATTCTATAGCAGAACTACCGACACGGGGGACAACGTGGGAACTGGCGACACAATCTTCGTTCCCACAAATCCGGACACCCGGCATCATTGGCAAACCGTCATCGCCCATCGGCGTGATTTGATCGACGGCGAAAAATCCATGCCACGGAATGCATTTTCCCGTGACCGTGTGAACCGTTTGAACCTTCCGTGCCCGGCATGACGAACACGTTTTGGAATTGCGTCGGATGGAATTGACAGTCCATTCGAATCCGCAACGTTGACATGTGATGATCGGCACGCCCCAATGGTAACGGACAAAAAGAAAACCCGCCTAAGCGGGTTTCCTTCCGTCGCGGTAATCGTTACGCAATCCACCGCCAAAACCCGTAGACGGCGCGTGTGCCACCGCGGTCCGGGTTGTGGGTGTCGTGGATGGTGCCGTCAATCATGGCGACCACGTGGCGCGTCACGTTGGCGATGATGCGACCGGATGGCAGTTCGTCCCCACGCAAGTGGACGGTGGTCCCGGAACCGATGTGCATCGTTGGCACCCATTCAAAACCCAACGCGTCCAAATACTTTTTGGTCAGTTTGTTGGGGATGCCGTTTCGTGCCGATCCTTGTTGACCGTTGTCTTTCATGAACCGTGACAATTCTTTGTAGACATCGGCATATGGTCGGCACGTGATGATTGCGACCGCACGGGCAACGCAATCATTTGCTTCACCTTTGAAACCAGCGTCGGATCGACCGCCGTCGGTTTGGATGAATTTTGTCATTGTGTTCCTTCCTTCGTTGTGACTACCACTTTACACGATAATCGAAAAAAATCAAATCGGGTAAGACTGTGGCGCATACCGAAGTTTCGAAATCAATTCGTTTCGACGACGACGCGAACCCCGGATCATCACATAACGATGCTTCCGTGGACGTTCCGATTTCACCATTCGATCACCCAACACACGCTTCGCGTTTTCAATCCCGCCATACTGATCCCACAAGTGGCGCGAATGTTTGTTTGTCGGTTCCCCATCCAATGACCATTGCGAATGACGATCGGACATCCCGGTATATATCCAATTCGTCGCTTGATATACCGTCCCACGATGACCCGCTTGAATTTCTGCAAACGAAACCACAATGTTTTTTTCATCCGGCAACATGCGCAACGATCGACCAATCAAAAACGATTCCGCATTTTTCGGTGTCACGTCCGCAATCCACAACCGTGTCAGTTCGATCACATGTGGCGCTTCGTCCGCACCCGCCAACCCAATACACAAACTATTCGACGCCGGTGTTCCGTATGTGATGCAACCGACAATCGTCCCGTGTTCGTTGAACAACCCAAACGAATGTGATGCCGGTCCACGTCGATGCAAATAATGATTTTTGACAATCATGTCGACCGCTTCCGAATACCCAATCGGATGAACTTCATACCCTTCCAAACCCATGACATTCCTTCCTAGTGTCCAAATTCACCGGGTCGACATTCCCAATGCTCCCCAATGTTGTGCATTTGTTCCACCCAATCCCGCGTGCCGGGTGTGATCGCTAAACGCTCCCACGGTTTTTTTGCTTCTTCCGGATATGGTTCATCGTCCCAACGTTCTTGATTCAACCAGGTCGCCGGGCGTGGAATGAATTGTTTGGGTGGCAAATTGGGATCATCAACAAAACGTCGCAACCCATCCAGGACCACATCATGTCCGTGGGTGTTCACCGCCTTTGCAAACGCCTGTTTCGCTTCGCCCTTTCCAAGTTTCCGGGGAAACAAATCCCAAAATGTGTTGAAGTGTTGAATGATGTCGTTCTCATTATGTGGTTCTAGTTCAATGGTTCTAGTTCTATGCGTCACGGGTGACGCCGCCCTAGTGTCACGGGTGACGCCGCCTAGCGTCACGGGTGACGCCGCCACCCGCTTCACCGTATATAACGATGATCGATAGTGACCGTCTTTGACGCGACGTTGTTTGTCAATCGCCCCAACCGTCATCAGTTCTTCAACGGCACGATCGACGGATTTCACCGAACACCGACACCGTTCCGATAACAACAACCGTGATGGGAACGCCTGCAACGTATCGTTGTCCGCATACCGCGCCAAAATTGTGTAGACACGAATCGCACGATCCGACACCGGCGCATCCAACACCCATTCCGGAACAATGCTGAATCGAATGTCCGTCGTAATTGATTCAGTCATTAGATTTTGCCTGCCGCATCAAACTATTGATCGCAATTTGCAGTTGCCAATCTTCAAATTCGGTTTGCGCCACATACTTTTTCCGTGGCGTTTTTGGCGACATGTTCCGACGCTTATTTTGCACGCCAGTCGGTTCCGAACGTTGCGCCAACATGTTCATCAGCCAATACACGTCAGCCTTTTTCCGCCAACGTTTCGCGAACTTCAACTGATCCGGATGTGACGGATGTTCCATCCACAACGCATCAATGTCGATGCCGTACTGCTTCGCATAATCCACAATGGTTCCTTCCTAGAATGTGGCTTCAGACACTACCACCTTCGACCCATCATCTTGCAATTCGAACCATTCACACGACACCGAATCGAACACCGGCAACCTAGTCGATTGCCATGCAGACAATTTGTGACCTAGTTCACGCGCCGTCACCGCTTGACCCGCATCCGATTCCATGCGACCGTTCCACAACGCGCACACCATCATCAGGTTGTCAACCGTGTCCAACAATTTCGATCCACCCATGCCCCGATTGATTCGATGGTGTGGCACCAGGTCATCCTCGCGCCCGCAATGCCAACAGTACGGATCACGCCCTTGAACCTGTTTCAGA